TCCTGCCTCCGATATTGACTAGTCCTTCTACCTGTTCCTTTGTTGCAACTGCCATTTCTTGTATTCGAGATCCTTGTGTTTATTGTAATCCTTCAAATATGCTAGGCAGTTTAGATACTCCACTACCTTTAAATCGTAGGCTTCGTTTACTGTTATGTTGTTGAAGTCTGCCACCTGTTTTGTGCTGTAGACCCAACCCCAGCGTGCCATAAACGGGCTGCTTTCTCCGCCATCTCCTTGTTCTGAATTGAGTAGGTTATGGTACTGCCGATTAACTCGTTGAATAATTGACAAAAAAAAAGCATGCACCCATAAACCTGCAAGAAGTTAGCCTCTAGCAAGTCATCTGCTACCACCTCATGAGGCACTACCCCATAGCCTTTGTATTTGTCACCCTCCATAGGAAGAAAGAAGCAGGCAGCAATCTTATTAAGCTGCATGATCTCACCGCTGAAGGATAGGATATCTATATACTGCCCTGCTGTGATCTCCTGTAGTTCATAGCAGAACTTGTAGCGGTTATCACCTACCTCTAGGAAGTCCACAGGCTTTGACTCAGGGATATTGTTGAAGAAAGAAAGCTTCTCCCCATACTCCTGTATCAAGTCCCTGTACTTGTAATCATCGTACTCCCGCTCATTTTTACCCTCGATCACCGCAAGCATTTTCTGCTGCTTTTCGATGATGTTTAGGTTTTGGCTTGCCTCGATATCGTACAAGGTTATGAACTGCCCAACGGTTAATTTATCCCACATGGCTTTAAATATATTTATTTGGTTTTATGTTTCTATCTGAAGGAGTACCTTCCTAGATGGCTCTTGGATATTTTGTTTACTACCGAATAGCGCAGTGCATCCAGAGCGTGATTAAAATTATCCACGGGTCGATTAGTTAGCAATCCATTTTTATCTTCAATGTATTTGTAGTTTCTCAGTTCCTTGATCAGGTTAAAACTGCTTTCGGTTGCAATCAGCTTGTATCTACGGATTATGTCAATCCCTATGTTGATAGATCCTTTGATCGTTGGCTTTACATTCCACCCCATCCTGTAGATTTCTTCTATACTTTTTGGCTCAGCTGAATCCGCATAGATTTCATTGCTCCGATCTAGCCCCAAAACTTTCATTTCGTTTGCTATGTCCTGATTTGTCATGCCTGTGCGATATAGCAATTCATCGACATACATATTATCATCTAAGATATATGTTCTTACTAAGCTGGTAGGATCACTTGAGTATCCAAAGTCTAGGCCGTAGCTTATCAGCTTTGCTTCCTTTGGGATTTCTTTGGTAGTACTGAAAGTATATACTAGGGACTTTGCCTGTCCCCGTTCACCTAGGCCGTAGACCCTCCAATAGTTTTCGTCTATCCCTTTCAGCCTTTCGATTTCTTCCTTGATTACATCGCCTAAAAATGGGTTATCCTTGTAGGTAGTTTGAAAAAATTCCACGTCCGAACGGGTTAGCACCTGATCGTAGATCCAATGGAATTCTTCAGATGGATTGTAGTCAAGTATCACCTTTTCATTTGTACGGAATAGAAGCTGTGTCCAATCTTCCTGTGTCAACTCGTTTGCTTCGTTTGCAAAAAGTAGATCCCGCTTTCTACCCCTGATTTTTTGAGGCATGTCTAAACTTATAAACTCGATTGTATTTTCGTTTATTCTGTATTCACTTGATGATTTTCTGTGATCATCTTCAGAGTAAATGTCATGATCTTTGAGGATCTGGAAAAAATCTCGCATTACTGTACCCCTTAAAGCAGGAAAAGATTTTCTGCAGATAGTAATTATTTTTCCATTGTTTCTTTGGCAATAGCTAAATATGATCCACAAAATTATATTGTATGTTTTTCCTGATCTAGTACCTCCCTGTTGTACTACGATCTTAGCCGTGCTTTCTTCAAGCTGCCTGAATACTTTATTTGTCTTGATGCTATTGGTCTGCATCGATTATTGTTACTTCAAAAAGTTTCTTACCATCTGCCCCGGTGACTTCTTGACGTTCAATGTATCCTCTTTTTTTTCCTTTAGTTTTTAGGAAAAATATAGTTGCTGTAGAATTACCTTCACCAATTTGCTTATGTAATTGACTTTCTGCAAAATCTAATGCGATGTCTCCTATATCATCCACATCTTGTTTGAATTTTAAATCCTCTTTAATCCATGCATAAAATTGAGTTCTTCCTACTCCTGCTTGTTTGCATGCTGTAGTAACTATTCCCAGAGATTTTTCTAATGCTTCTAGTATTGCTTTTTTATGTTGTTCGGTATTGTTCATATTCCTTTTATTGGGCAGTTTATAATTGGGTTTAAATCAAATTTTCTATGTTTTTTACCTCTTTGACTTTTATCGAATTTCACAATTTTTTTACCCCATTTTTTTTGAAGAAGTAATAGTTGATCCATTTCTCTGCTCATTGTTCTATAATCCGCACACCCTCCTAAATTTCCGTGATCTTTTTTAACCATACATGCATAGTTAAATCTTAATATTTTTCTGTACTCATTAAAATTTTGCAGACAAAAATCATAGTCATCCTTCAATGGTAATGATTCATCAAATCTTAATTTGTTTTTGTAAAACCCCATAAATGATGCACTAATAGTACTTGTGTAACCAAGTGGAGTATATTCCCTATAGCTACCTTTGTCTCCTAAGATATTAACACCCCATAAATGAGATCCGCTTTCTGCACACATTACAAACCCTTGTTCTATCCATTCTTCAAGATTTTCAATTTTTATTTGTAAGGGCTTTCCATTTTGAATGTCCCATCTTTTGATCGCTTCAATGTCATCGTCTACTATAAGTCCTGTTTCTTGGATATAATTATCAATTATGTAATTTCTTACTCTTGCAATGTTCCCCCGGATTGAATCTGGCATTACTTCTACATTGTACCCAAGATTGATATATTCTTGCGCTTCGAATTCATGAACGCAATAAATCACATCGGGTAAAATCCTATGTGTTTTTACTCCCTTTGCTCTTTTGTAACTAGGTGAAAATATTTTCATGCTCCTTTAATAGGTGTTTGAAATTGAAATTTATTTTTTCCCCAAATCATTAATTTTTTACCCCACTTATTGTTAATTTTATTTGCATAATGTCTTCTATCATTTTGATTGTAACCAATAACGGATTCTGCTCCTCCATCTACACCGTTAAATATCATTGCATATTGATTGTCCTTTAATATCATTCTGTTTTTGTTTAACTTTTGTACCCAGAATTCCACATCTTCGTTAATTCGAAATCTCTCATCGTATCTTATTTCATCTTTTGCATTAACCAAAACTCCACCAAACATAATTTTTGTCAAACTAAATGGTTGATAATCTTTTAGTTTCATATTATCTGTCGAATAATCAAAACCTCCATACTTTATTTCAGCATCTTTTGCCATTATATAAAGTCTTTCCAAACTTTCAATTGCTTCATCTCTTATAAGGTCTCTTCCTTCTTTCTTTCTTTTGATTTTTACAAGGTCATCGTCTATGATCCACCCATAACCATCTATTTGTTCTTTTTGAATAATATCTAAAATTGCATTTCTTTTTTTTGCTGCTGACCCATCAAGCTTATCATCAATCGCCATTACGGCATCTCCATATTTTTCTTTGTATTGCTTTTCTTGGCTCTTTGGTACCACTATTTTTCCGCAACCTAAATACTCATAAGTTCTAACTAGATCTGCTCTGTTATACGAAGCAATGTATATGTTATTCACTCTTGATGCTTTTTAAATATTCTGCTCCATTGATAACCCTGCCAATTCCTTTGCTCCAAGGCTTCCCATTTGCTCTTTGACTATGTACTGATTTTAAACCAAAATGAGTTTGAGCAGAAAGCCAATCAACTTCTGAGTTAAATAAAAGCACTATATAATTATTTGCTTCATCCAGATATTCGCTGAATTCAATTTCTTGTTCTTCTACTCCTGTAAATTCCTCTATGTTTGGTACATCAAGTCCCCACTCTTGTAATTTCTCATGATCCCATTCATTTGCAAGTATGTCCCAATCCCAGTCTCCAAAACCTACATTGTCTTTAATTATAAACTGTCTTTGTTCTTCCTCTGTGAGATCCTGTGCAAATATTACCGGCACCTCTTTTAATCCTGCTTGTTTACAAGCTTTTAGTCTCATATTACCCCCTAGCACAATCATGTCAGCATTTACCACGATAGGCCGGATCTCTAGCATTTTTGGAAAATCTTGAATAGATTTTACTAGCTTTTTGAATTTGTCATCCTTAATTATTCTGGGATTATTCGGATTGCTTTTTACCTCCGAAAGTTTAACGCTCCTGATCTCCATTAGTCTAACTTTTCGTTTGCTACTTGTAAAGCCTCCACAGGTGTTACATCCTTTTCTTCTAGTTTGTTAGGAATACCTGCATCATCTAAAAGCTTCTTGAATAGGTAAGCTAGATCGAAAATTCCATCTTCATTGTCTAGGGTTACGCTGATCACTTTTTTCTCGCTGTTAAAATTTAATTGAAAGTTTGCCATTTTTTTTTAATTTGGTTTGTAAGCCGGGCAGGATTCGAACCTGCAATATGCTACCTTCTTGAGGACTTGGTTCACCAGACCTGATTACGCTCCGGGCTTATATAATTTGATTCATTTTTTGTTGGTGCTTTTCTTCTAGGTATTCCCGAAAGCTTTTCTTGTCTCCCATAGTATCGTGACAGATCCTGCACAAAGCCATAAGGTTTTCTATGTGATCCGCTGTTTTACTACCTCCCATTCCCCTAGCTTTAATGTGGTGAATGTCTACCGCCTGAGATCCGCAAGACTCACAAGGAATAAAATCAGCTATGGTGTAGCCAAAATATTCCATGTAAATCTTGGTATGCTTCTTCACTAGAAAGGAAGATCATAGCTTTCTTCCATCACAGGCGCAGGTGCCGTAGGCATCTTGTTAACCTCTGGGGTTAAATTTTCTTCCTTTTTGTAATCGTTTAGGGTAATGGCTACATCCTTCCCGTACTCATTCGGTGCATCGTAGATGTTTACGTTTAGGTTAACATACTTCTTCCCGTTGTAGGTGTATGCGTATGCCTCAGCATCCGATATACAGATAGCTGCTGTGATCCACGATGCGCTTCTTTTTTTGCCATTGCCTAGCTTTACTTTTGGTTTGGTTTCCATGTTATGTAGTTTTAGGTTTTCTTCCTCTTTTCGCTGGTGCAGTTTCCGTAGCTGTCTCTGCCTCTAGCTGTACCTCTTCCTGCTCCCGGTACCAAGTAGTATTCTCTTCGTTTGTGTACCATCCGTACAGATAGTTTACCAATTCCATTCGACAGCTACTGCACCAATGGCTGAAGTTGTGCTTAGGGTTAACATAGGTAGTATACAGGTAGATTAATTCCGTGTAGACTTCTTTGTCATAATTACGGATAAATGCGTGCTTCTTGTAGCTTTCGTACAAGGGCATGTGCTTTTTGAATAATTCTAAATCTTCAGGTGTCATATTTTTTCTAGTTCGTTTTTTACTTCTGTCCAAAAATTAAATTTACTTCTATAGTAGATCAGGTCATCGGCATCATCTAGCACTTTTAATATTTCATCAACTGCTATTATTGCACATCTATTTGCTGCGTGTAGATCCCTCACATCATTGTATCCATGTGTGCATTCGCTCAAATTAAATTTTATTAACAAATAGTCTGCCTTTGCCCTTGGTGTCATAGTTCAAACTTATTGGTGAAATAATCCTCCACATACAGGTAGATGAAGGGCACTGCACTACTTATAAATATTGCAGAAAGTAAATCCGTTTTTAAGATTAGAAAAAACAGGCTAATCCAGAATGACATACAGAATGAGCATGAGAAAGGCTTGACCAACTTCCTACCTGTGACTTCCTTAAAAAATTTAGGAAAGTTCAGAATGTAGAAGTAAAGCAGGGTTAACCCTACCGACCCTAGTACACCAACTGCGATTTGATACATGATCTAATTTTTTTAATTGTGATAAAAATTGAAGTATGCGGGATGCCCGTTTGCTTACTTACCTTCCTAACTGATCCTAGTTCCACATACATCTTAAGTATTTCCTGATCGTACCAATACAAGCCCTGAACTATCTTGCTTATCCCATCCGCTACCTCTTGGCTGTTATCGATCTGCTGTTCTTCTTTTACGAACTTCATAATATCTTCAACCGGTACTAGGCTCCCGTATAGCCTTCCAAACTTCCCGTACTTCGAGTTAGTTTGATTGCAGCAGATCCTAACTATCCAGAACTTAAAAACCTGCTTTCCTTTGGCTTCTAGTTCTCTGAGTTTTTCCGCATCGTATTCTAGGACTATCACCGCTACCTCCTGCCTGAGATCTTCCCATAGATCCTTTCCTATATTCTGAAATACATATTTGAACTCATGATCATATAGCCATCCGATCGCTTTCATTTAAGGCTTATTACTTCGCCAGTGGGAAGCCCTGCAAAATCACAAAGCCATCCATTCCATTCAAAGCGAATCTCCTTCTGTCGGCCATAATATGAGGCAGCTAGAAGTCTTATTTGTCTCTGTACTATCTCTATGTTTTGAAAGCATCCTTTCCCCTTATTCATCCAGATAGACCATTCACCGCTTGAAAGCTTGTAGCGGATCTCAAGTGAATAATCTAGTGATGATTTAGGAAGCCCTCTAGCCATTTTCTATTTTTTTATTTGTGGCATTTATGCCGTAATAAGAAAGGCTACCTACTAACAACTCACATCCCAATTGTAGGCAGGTGGGATCACTTAGCCTTGTAGTCATGGCAGGATTCCAACCTGCACGCACAAATATAGGGGATATCATTGTGCCATCACTTTTACAAGCAGTTCCGATGCGTGTCTACATTCCACCACATGACTATATTTTTTCTTTGATTACTACCTCCAGACCTATAGCCTCACAGATCATTCTAAGATTAAACAGGCTTATTGACTCCCATCCGTTCTCCACCTGATTGATGGGTGCATGGCTGATGCCTAATTTGGCGCATAGTTGCAGCTGCGTGTATCCGCTTTTCTTTCTTGATTTTCTGATTAGTAGTCCTTCTTGTACGCTCATTTGTTTTTTATTTATTCAAATATAGGATTAAAATTAATATCCTATTTTTATAGGTGAATTTTGTCTAAAAAGGTAGCATTTTAAATATCCCCATGCTGATAAATTCGTCCCCCTTTTTAACTAAGCACTTTCTGACATTCAATTCAAAAACCATTTTATCGTTAAAGCCATACTTTTTCTGTGCCAAATCTAAGGTAGCTTTGATCGGGTTATCAATATCCGCTGATTTGGTAGAAAAGCCAAAAAACAGTTCAACCCTCAACATCTGCTCAGGATCTATTTTGCCCTTTGGCATTTTTAAAAGCATACATCTTTCAAATTCTATGTAGGCCTTGGTTCGAAATCTTCTACCCCGGTAGGCTTCATTTACTGAAAGGGGTTTCTGGTTTATATTAAATTGAATCATTTGCAGGCCTTATAAACAAAGTCCATACCTATCGTAACCGCAGCTACGATAAATATAAACCACAGTCCACAATCAAATTCAAAGTGCAAAAGGGTAAAGATAGTTAGCAGTGTGGTTTGCATGCTGAATAGATCCTGCTTTCTAGGGGTTAGATTTTCGATTAACTTTTTCATATCAATTTGTCTAGGTTTCTATTCTCTTTGATTGATTCCAGAATGAATAGCTTCCAGATCTTATTCTTTGACTTCGCCCCTACGGTAACTTCATCTATGTACCGGGTGCTGATCCTTAACTCCCTGCGGACATCCTTTTCAATATCTTCTACTGGGTATTCCCAAGGCTTCAGGATTCCTTTTTCCTGAAACTTATTAAACCAATTGCCACCCCACTCAGCTAGGTCTTTGCAGAATCCGCTTTCCTTTGCACTTTGGTAGTTGTCCCTGAAGATCTGCTTTCCTATTTCTATCCATTGCGCTATCTCTTCCTCTGTAGGCTCACGATCTACCCGATTCATTGCCTGTACCTCCTGCACTATTTGGCTTTGGTGGTGTGCATAGTATTGATTGATCCATACGCTTACATTCTTCTCGTTTACGTGATAAAAATCCCCATACTGCCCTCGCATTCCTGCATGAAGTATATAATCTACACGGCTTTCATTCATCCATCCGTAGCTACTAAAAAGCTTATTTAAGCAATTTAATAATTCGACCCCGTCTTCTTGGCTGTATTCTTTAAATTGCTTTAGACCGCAAACAAATTCCATTTTTTGCAGGTGCTTTAAAATTATTCCTTTCATAGGTTAGATTGTTTTTTTAGTTCTTCCTCTTTTAATAGTTCTTGGTACATATCCGCAAATATGTTTTTGCTTTTAGGCTTTTCTTCTTTTGGCCTGTAGGTGTTGTTTCTTGGCTGCTTAAACCTGCTTGCATTATTTTTTACAAACAAGATAAAACTATTTTTTAAATGCTTTTCACTTTCAAAGATTTGACCTTCATGGGTTAGATCCCATTCTTGATAAAGCTTTTGTATTTGATCATCATTTAGATCATAGATGTGAGACATATCTTCAAATAGATTTTTTCCTCCTAGCCTCCTAGTAGAAAAAATAGTAATAGAAGAAATATCATTTACATTACCATTTACATTACCATTTACATTTACATTTACAGCTAGGTTTGCTACATCATTTGTAGCATTGCTAGGATTTGCTAGATCATTTCTAGCATTGCTAGCTTTTGCTAGACCTCCTTTCTTTCCTGCCTCAGCCCTTTGCTCTTTCTTTTCATCCCAGATTCTAAGATCTCTTTTAAGCTGAGTCTTAATAGGAAGGAAAGCAACCTTGATAAGCTTATCTTCTGTGATAGGATCTTCATCATTCACATAAGCGAAAATGTGCTTAATCAACTTACCAGCATCTTCATCTGAAAGTTCATCAAAAACTTCCCTTTGATCCGTGTACAAAACAAATGATTTTTTACCCTGCATTTTTGAAAATAAAAAAGCCCAACAGGTAGGAGTCTGTCGGGCTAGGTTTAGTAAACCTTTATAAAATCATTTTTGGCTCCTACCTCAAAAATGATTTGATATTCAAATATAAAACTTTTTTTCATTATCCAACTAAATTTCTTCTTTTTAGTTGGTTATAAATGCACATATAGCTTACTCCAAATTCTATGGCAATCACCTTTGTAGGTATCCGATCCTGCCATCTTTCAAAGATCAATTCTTTTTCGTATTCGGTTAGGTTTCGCCTTCTCATTTGGATAGGCGATAATTTGCTACCCTCTTATCGTTTACGGTAATCATGTCCGTAACTATGTCGAAGCCTTCCTCCCGGATGTTAGCGATCCTAGCAGCAAGCCTAAAGCAGCCAAACATATTCAAGGCATCTAGCTGTGTTATGGATCTACCATTGAGCAGCCACCCTTTAATTAAAGCGGTTTGTGAGTCGGTGCTTTTCATAGGGATAAAATGAATTTTTTAGCCTCGTTTAAATGCTTATTGAATTCTTCTTCTGTGATCTCCTGATAGTTCTCAGGCTTGACTACATACTGCACATAACGTAGATTCTCTAGTCGGATGCTAGGGAATAACTCCAGAGTCAAAATACTTTCTTTACTGCTAGGGTAAAAGGTTACAGCTAGGCTAGTATTCTTGTCTATCAGCTTGTAGTGGGTATACTGATTAATAGTGAAGCAGGTAGATAGTGTGAATTCAGATTCTACATCTACTGTTCTGAGGGTTTTGATTTTTAGATTTTCCATTTTGGATTTTGGTTTTTGGTTTTTAGATTAATTTAAGACCTAGCATGTAGCCAAGGGCGAAGATGGGTGACAGGGCTAGGATCGTGTAAAGGATTTTGCCTGTGATCTGGAGTGCTTTTTTCATTTTGTTATTTGGTTAGGGTTAATGATGAATCAAATATCTTAGAAATAAATTAGAATACAAAATATTTCACAATAATTTTTGAATCAATTTTTTATCAGTTGCCTCCTTGACTAGATCCGCTACTAGCTTGAATTTGATCTCCAGATCTTCAGCTATTTCTTTTTTGGAGTAACCCCAGCAAGACAGGGTAATTACCCGGTTGACCAGTTCCCTTGGCATCTCGTTTACTAGGTTGCCTCTCGGGTTATTGCATTGAACTTCTAACACCCCGTATAGGATGTAGTTTACAGTAGTTATCCTGATCCCCATCATCTCAGCTATCTGGTGCTTCGTGTTGCCTTGCGTGTATAGTTCCCTTACCAAAGGCACTAAGCTTTCGTGCTTGCAAGCTGCCATATTCTTTCAAAGGTTTCGTTAAAAGGTAGCTTTTCAGTTTGGCAGGTAGACCTCACCCCCTTGGGGGCAAGATCACCGGGTCTCTGAATAAATTTTCCTAGGTATAGATAGTTGCTCATTTGATTTGCAGATTAAAATTTTCAATAATTCTAGCACCAAATACATTCTCACCTTTTTTGATCGCTTCTTTGATCGCCATCTTATCCGCAGTTACTACGGTCTTAACATTCTGAAATGAACTAGGCAGGGCTTCCACTACATCTACCTCCACAGCTTCGGATCTTCTTAGTGAGATCTTGAATAGGGGTGATTCTATCTTCTCGATTCCGCTTACTAGCATGGCATTCTTTAGGCTTTCGGTTAACCATGTGACCTTCTTATCCCTGCTTTCTTTCATAGCCTTGAGTCGCTTAATTTCAGCGTCTATCTGTTCTGCTTCCCCTTGGTAGTTGTTGATTACCTTGGCATAGTTAATGCCTTTGATCTGTAGCTGTTCTTGATTAATAATTAGTTCCTGCTCTAGTTCAGGTGTGAGTTCTTCAGTTTCAAGAAGCGCAGCTAAGTACTGCGCCTCCTGTGTGATTTCATATAGGTTCATAATAGTCCGTCTAAAATTTCAGTTTGATCTTTGGTTAAGGTATATTTTTTTAGTGCCTCCTTAGCTGTCTTCTGCTGCTCTGGAGTTCCGTTCAAGTATTGAACTATGCCTGAAAATTGCGCTTCTGTAGGTGCCATCTTGCTAGGTGTTGGTGCCTGCCTTACCGGGCGCATAGCTGCCTCCGCATCATCATCTGATATGGCTAGGTTTAGAACGCTTGTAATTGCGTACCGTCTTGCATAGCTGATCGCAGACCCCTGAGCCTGCGGATCGTTCTGCCTTACCACCTGAAGGGTGTAGGTAGCTGAGATAAATTCTCCGCTATCTGCGTGAATCAGCATGGTGGTTAGTCCATCCCCGTTTGGGAATTGGCTAAGGATCAGCCCTGCCTTTTCTAGTGGTTCTGAAACTTCAGTAATGATGTGCGGAAGGCTTGCGTAGTTTGACTTAAAGAACGGGTTCTTTGCATCCTTGCTGATTCGGCCTACCATAGCGTGAAACTTGGCTAGGCCTTGGGTAAGGTTCTGGATACTAGGTGATCTTTCCATTTTGGTTTTTGGTTTTGGTTAATAATTTCTTTCAATTTCTAATTCTAATTCCATAAGCATAGATCTAGTAGGGATGACCTCATATCCATGCTCATAGGATGATAGGCTTCTAGTGTGATCTATCGTGATTTCCATCTCCCCATAGGCAGGGGCAAATTCGCTTTCATCTTCCCCGGTGTGTTCGATGGTGTAGTCTCCTATCCAAAGGTAGTCTTGACCTTCATAGGTGAAGGTGATCTCTTGATCAAAGAAGTTTTCTGTTTCGTAGTTCATTTTTTTTAGGGTTTAAAGTAAAGCCCCGAAGGGCTATTATTTAGTTGATAAATTTGTAAGGTTTATCCCAATCTCCTACGTGTAGATTAACGTAATAATTAGGTACGCTTCCGTAATCTCCATCCTCTACCATTATATACTGATCCTTTCTGGCGTAGTCTACGATTAGCTTTAAAAAAGCAAGCTGTTCGCCTTGGTAATGGCTGCTTACGTGGTAAATGTTAATTGATCTGTAATCAAAACCGAAGTCGATGTCTCCTGATAATACTACAATTCGAACTCCGCTGTAATCGCTACGGGTTACTGAGAATTTGAAATTTGGAAAAGTTGACTTCAGGTCTTTTCTGATTTCTGCTACTTGGTTTTTGTCGATGTAAGGCATTTTTTTTTGGGGTTTAGGTTAGATCTCCTTGTTTGATGAATCAAATATCGAAGAAATAAATTAGAATAAAAAACATTTTAGAAAATATTTTCAACAAAAAGTGAGATTTTTTTCAAAGCTGATTTTTAAACCCTATAACTTGCAAGAAAAAACGATGGAAGAATCAGAGATCTTAAATCCTTTTGGATACGGAAAAGCCTCCAGAGTCATAGATGAAAACCGAAAGCCTACGGAATGGTGGATAGACTATGTTTCTATCAATCAAGTTGTGGCTGAAAATGAGTTTTACGTTTTGTTTGAAGATGGCTGCCTAGTCAAGAAGGTAAAGTCAAAGTTCCAAAGCAGTCAATACTTGAAAGGGGATAGATTCAGATCCTTCAAAGAGTATCATGGACAGGCAGGCTAAATCCTTTTTGATGGTAGTAGGCTTATCCCTTATCTTTGCCCTGATCATTATAGCCATTTATGAATACATGATTAAATGAAAACTTTTGAAAAACTAGAATTCCTATCTATGGATGATTTTTCCTTCCAAGTATCAGCCTATCTTCTGAGCATTCGTGAAATGCTTATCAACAAAAATCTGAAGTACGGCAATTCTGCCCTTGAACCCTTGGGTGTGTTCAGTCAGTTGTCCGCAAAAGAAGGACTACTGGTCAGGATAGATGACAAACTTAAAAGAATAAAGAATGGCAGCCTAGAAAAGGATGATGAAGATGTCATCAATGATCTGATAGGCTACCTAGTCCTGCTGAAGATTCATGATAAAGTTAAGTAGAGTTTACAAAAAGGGTGTAGAATGTAAGATATCCTACGTATTAAAAAGAAAAAATAAACTAAATGAATGAATAATCATGCCTGATATCACGATGTGCATGGGGACAAATTGTCCCTACAAAGAAGGATGTTTCAGGTTTACCGCTAAGCCGGGAGACTATCAAAGCTACTTCATGAGTCCACCATTTACTAAGGATGGCTGTGAGATGTATTGGGGTGATTCGCAGTCACAGATCTGGAATCAGCTTCAGGATATAGTCAAAAAAAAGGAATAGAACTGTAGACAAATTGTCTACACTTGGTAAAAATTCATGCAGTTATTCGGAAAAATTCCGAATTAATCTAGCTGCCCTTCCTGATCAAGGTGTAGCAGTTCATCTCGTATTTCTTGGTAGCTTCCTCGAAGTAGGCAGGAAGTCTTGTCATAGAAGTACATGACCTGAATATCATTCACCAATTCCTGAACATAGGCGATATCCTCCACCCTTACCATTCGCCTAACAAATTCGTGCTTAACATCTAAGCCTAGTTCTTTCCAGTCCATCGTGCTACCTGCTAGCATTACATCGATTTCAATCCACATACTAGAAAAGCTTTTTAGATATCCCCAAGCTGTGAATTTTTGTCACAGGTTGGTATCCGTATTGAAATAAATATTTATTGTCCAGATAGGAAACTTTTACGCTAGGATCAAGAAGGGAATTAACCCCGGCACCTAGGTAGATCCCCTTAGCTTTCTGCACTATTGTTTTGGTTTCTGTGTTCGTGATTGTGTTGGTCACCACGGGAATCTTGAAATCATTGATAGCAGTCATTTTTAGGACTTCTCCAAGGACTTCACCACTTACATGGGTACTTCCATACTCTGAAGGAATGGAGGCCTTAAACAGGCTTATTTGAGGCTGATAATTTATTAGGACTGTATCCCTAAGAATCTGTGATTTTATCCACATTTTCGGCACATAAACTGTGTCCACTACTCGAGTGTAAATTGTGTCACTTTCTACCTTCGTTTCAAACTTGTATACGGTCTCCTGCTCTGGTCTAGGGTACACCACAAAAGCTAGGATCACCCCTGCAAGAAAGGACAGTATGGCTATCTGAATTTTTTGGTTGTCTGTAGAAAATTCCATTACTGCTCTATGAATAAATTATCTTGCTCAAGTATTTTTCTCAATTCCTTTCGGCACCATTCATAGGCCTTGTAGGTATCATCACTTAGTTCTTTGTACTTCATCTCTGATCTAAGAAGTTGATCGAATTCCCAGATAGCACTTTTGTAATTGTGCCCGTTAATAGCTGCCTGAAAATCTGTATTATCTTCAGGCAAATCAAATTCTAGTATTGCTTTCATAGTGGAAATTTATTTGAGTCGATTAATAAGTCATAATTTTCTGCTCCATCCTTAACAACCCTTCTGCCATTAAAGACTAGAATTCTGCCACCTACAGGTTTAACCGGTGCTCCTCTTTCTATGTGCCATCCCTGAGACCCATCTCCATATTCTTCTTTGTATGTACCGGTTATGGCTAGGTGAATCTGCCTTTGCTCAAGTTCATAGACTCGCTTACCTTGATTGTAATGCAAAGAATCCCGGACATCATTACGGCATGAATTTTCATGGATGTGCCCCATTACAAAGATATCCATGTTCTCATAAATTTCTAGTGCCCTAGTCAAGTTGATTGCCCCACGAGTAACAATGCCACCGCCTGCGCTCCCATGAAAATATTTCATAGTCTTGCTCATAGAAGTGCTATGCCTTATTTCATATTTCAAAACAATCCATCCACCATATCCACCCACATAAACTTGGCTTTTGTTTTTGTAATTTAATAGATCTACAAATCTCTGGAGGATGTCGGTTTCTTGATATTTTATAATCGAGGTTTCGTGATTACCGTACCCGATAACAGTCAAGATAGATGCATAAGGGCTGAACCAATCTACGGCAGTTTCCACAATTGAATCAAGGTACTTTGCGTTATTGTGCTCAGGCAAAATGTCGCTTTTATTTCCCCTTTTGTCACCCTTGCCTTGCATTAAACAGAAAAGGTCTCCATTGATGAAGACCGGGATATTCTGATCAAGGCAATAATCTAAATGTCGCTTCAGCATTACCCGGTCGCACTTAGGATTATCCCAGTGTAGATCAGAAAGTAAGGCTACACGATTTTCTTCTTTGCTTAAAGAAATGCTGTGAACATTTCTAGCAATTTTGGTTAGTTCCATTAAATGGGTATATAGGTTGTTTTGCCTCCCGACCGAACGGCCTTTAGCTTTTGCTTTCTGTTTCCGCTTTTCACGAATGAGACATGAACCCAATCAGGGTTAAAGTCTGTGCCAAACTCCCAAATCAATTGATCAAAGTCTAGCTTATTTTTAATGAAATCAAAGACCATTCTGTTAGTTACTTCCCCGTTCCCTCCATCCATGTCGATGTCGATGGCTTGACCCTTACAATGTTGGCTTGACAAACTCCCCTTAATGAACTGATTCAAAGCCTTGGATCTGTACCCGCTCGAAATAAAAATAGGTACCCCGAAGTGTTCCCGGATAGGCTCAAATACTTTATCTGCAAGTAGCTTGAAGTTCTCCAAGTGTTCTGCCGTTGGTGTATTATCTATTCCGTGCCTCTTGGCTGTGTCACTTCTGGTGATCTCCGCAAGATTAAGATGGGGGCTGATTTTCATTTTTGTCTGTAGGTTTTTTAAATATCTTTTCGGCAGCCGTGATCCCCAAAGCAGCAGCAGATAGGGCAGCTACTGAATAGACTAAAGGTTCGTTTTGATTTCTGATCAGAGTATAGGATAATGCGATTGCACTAATTACACCTACTAGCCTTTTGCTAGAAGCTTCACCACTTTCAGATAGAAATCCTTTTGCCCATTTAAAGAAGTTTTTCATCTGCCTTGTCCCCTGTATTTTTTAGGTTTGTTTAATGCTTTGGAATAGGACTTTTTTGCCTTGCCATTTCTCCTTTTGCCAAAGCTAATTTTAATCTGCGCTACTGCCTTAGCCTTTGCCATTTTCTTTATTTCTTTTGATTTCGTGCCGTAACTTATAACCCAAATAAATAATTGAAAGAATAGAAATCACCGAAGTAAAAACTACGTTTACAAATTGAAGCCCAGCCATAGCCGTGACATTAGCAAACATTGCTAAGAAGGTGGAGGGTACTCCTAGTTCATCGCTTTTCAATATATTCATTTCTTTAATTAGTTGGGACTTGACAAAGGTTCAAAGGAATAGGGGCAGTGATTTCAATATCAATACTCACCCCAGCTGCAAAGTCATCAAAGCGTTCCTGAAAGAATTCTACAGATGCCTGCGGAGGTGTATTAAACGAATAGGTATTATCTAATTTCAGCTTAGCCAAAACATCTAAGGCTACTAGCAGCTGATCACTTTGAACCTGAAGCCGATTGCTTTTATCTTCAGTCAAGAGATCCGCAAACAAAAGAACTAAGCGATAGCGCATAGTAGTATTTGAATATTGCGAAGGCCTTACAACTGTCCAAAAAACAGGGTAGACAATTTCACCCCCGTTATCTGTGTAGTCATAAATATCACCCTCTCCGAACGTCCGAATCATCGGATGCGCTTCTTGGATTGCTTTTAGTTTTGCTACTAGATTTGCTAGGGTCATCTTGTTTGGATAAGAATTCTTTTAGTTTCTTTTCGTTCTTTGAATAAGCCATTTTTAGAATGGTTTTTTGTAGCGGTTGCCTTGGTATCTTTCGCTGTACGGCCTGTAGTCTTCATAGTCTCCACGGCCTAAATTGATTGCTACCTTGTATTGATTACTAACAGGCTGGATCGTAGTTACATCGCTGCCCGGATTCAAGTACTCAGGATACAGGGTATTGTTTGCACATAGGTAATTGATAGATCTTTCCGCATACCACTCAGCGTATCCCTTGTAGTACTGGCTGATGCTTTGAAGTTCTGCAAAAGTAGGTTCTGTGATGTTCTCTGATTTGC